GCTGTTAAAAAGACTATTCGCCAAAAAGAAACTCTTCAAGAAACTTTATGAAAAATATTAAAAAAAAATAAATATTTTACAGACACAACCAAAATTTTACAGAAATTATTTTTAAGATCCTATGGGGGATTTGGGAAAATAAAAAAAAAGGTTTGGGGTTTTAAATATAATGGGAAAGAAAACTTTGCGTAAAAAAATTACTTCACAAGAAAAAGAAAGATTTAAAATTATTAACGCAAAACATCCGTCTACTTGGACATCTCAAGAAAAAAAAGAATTTAATTCTTATATGGGAAAAACTAATTTTAATTTATCATTAAGTAAAACTAAAACTCAATCACAAAAGAAATTTTATAGAGAACAAGCAAAAAGTTTTTTTAAAGATTGAATTATTTTCAAGATGGTATGAAGGATTATGAAAATAAGTTTTTTGCTTTAAGAGGGAGGGGAATGGGGTAGAGGTGAAAACGAATTTTTCTTTTGTAATAATTTATTATTAAACACCACTCTACAATGGCAGACTTGATTGTTTGCAATTGTGGTCTTCGTATCAAAAAAGGAGATATGCCAACACACCAAGGCAGTAAGCGCTGCAATGAAGCTTCTGAAAAGAAGTCTCAGAAAGACGCAGAAGCCCGAAGTATTGCCTCACAAAATTATATGAACAAACTTTATAAACGAGATCCAGTCAAAGCAATGATCATACAGTTTAGAGCTGATTGTGAGTTTGAATATGGTGGTCTTAACTAATGGCAAATCTTTTTTATTCAGAAAACGAATTAAATATTAAATAAAATTATTGAAAGAAAAAATGGAACCTCTTTTAGTAGGTGGTGAACCTTTAAAATATAATGTTCATGATTTTGCACAAAAAATTGAACATGAAAAAGCAAAACAATTATCTAGAAAATTAAGTATACCAGTTGATATAGCTATAATAAATACAAGATTTTCAATGAATGCTGCTATGATAGCAAGAACTATTGCTGTCTTAGGATTACAAAAACTTCATATCATAGGTCCAAAGGCTTGTGATATGAGGTCATCAGTAGGTTCACAACATTATATTGAACTTATAAAACCTGGTGATATACATCCTGAAAAATATTTTACTGAATTAGGATTATATCCTATTTTAGTAGAACAAGGTGGACAAGCTTTAGAAGATTTTAATTTTAAATCTTTAATTCGTGAAGGTAAACATATTTGTTTTATTATGGGTTCTGAATCTACTGGATTACCTCCAGAATATCTTAAACAAAAATTTCCTATAATAACTATATCACAATATGGATTAGTTAGAAGTTTAAATGTACAAACTGCTGCATCAATTGTAATGTATGAATTTACTAAACAATGGAGATATGTTAATTTAGGAAAGATTTAATATAAATTTATAATTCAGAACTTTTTATCATAAAAGATTCTTCAATAATACCTTGATCAATTTTATCTTCAAGAGTTTTAAAACATGGATATTGTTTAGAATGAGTATGAAAAACTTTTTTCAAGACTTTTAATGCATCTTCTCTATATTTCGGATCTCTTCTTCTTGAATATTTGTATAAGGCAAGATGTTCCGATTCTGTTAATATTTTCATTATACCTGGAATTAATCCTGGAGAAAACATCAAATCAGTTTCAATTTGAATTTTATAATCATAAGTTTTTAAATGTTTGTAGACGCTTGTATTTAAAAATAATTCATCTATGCCATAAGGAATTGTATATGCTATTTTACCTGATTTAATATTTTCTTGATTTAATAAATTTAATTCACTATTTAATTTTCCTTCTAGAATCTTATTCAAAAATCTTGTAAAAATAGATTTAGGTAATTGAATACGAGAAATAATTCGATGAGCAATCATAGTATATTCCTGATTAAATGTTTTTCGGAAATAACAAGAATATGGACAAATTAAAAAATCGCATTTATTGTTCTGCATTTTAGTTAGTAATTGGTTATCTAAAAAAGTTTCTGGTATGTCAATGTCAGATATCCAAACAATATGGTGTTCTTCAAATAGAGGTAGAAATCGTATCATTGAACTAAATAATCCTTGATGACCAGATCCTTGTCTGAATTTAGAACAATTAAAATGATAGACTGAAACATGATCTTGTGTTTCTGAAGATTTTACAGCAAAATCAGAACCTGTATCGTCTGTATATACACGAACTTCAAAATCAGGTAATGCTCTAGCATAGTCAAAAAAACTTATTAAATATTTTTGATATTTCGTGAAATCACGATAAGGATTTTGTAATGTAAAAAAGGAAACAGATAAAATCTTTTTTGATTGTAGACCTTGTTTCAAGATTTTTATTTCGATTTGTGACATCCTTATAATTTCCTAAGATTCTAAATAATGGAAGATATATATGCACAATATGTTAGATATGTAGCAAAAATATTAAAGACTGGTAATATATCAGACTTTAAACAAAATCCTAATTATGTATATATGTTAGAACATACACGCAAATGGCAAGGTGAAGAATATTTAAAATTAATTCAAAAACAAACAAAAATAACATTAAAAGAAATTCAAGAATTTGGTAATAAAAATGATGCTATAGGTGGAACAAAACAAATTAATTATGGAGAACTTTTATTAAGTCCTTCAAATTTAAGATATCTTTACCAAGCTTATTTAATTATTAAACATTTTCAAAAATTTGGAAAGAAAATTAATATTGTTGAAATTGGTGGTGGTTATGGTGGATTATTTCTTGCAATAGATTTCTTAGCAAGAAAATATAAAATTGATATTGATTCTTATACTATAATTGATATTCCTATAATTGCAAAATTTCAAAAGTTATATGTTTCTAAAGTTGAACATAAAATACCTTTTGATACTTTACCTTCAATTAATTTTGGTAAAGAAATTGATAAACCAAATTTATTTCTTGTATCATGTTATTCATTTGCAGAAATTCCAAGAGAATTACAAACAAAATATATAGAAATATTATTTCCTAAATTAAAACATGGATTCATAACATGGAATAATATTCCTGTTTATGATTTTGGATTTAATGCAGAAATTGAAGATGAAAATCCAAAGACAGGAAAGCTAAATAAATATGTTAGATTCTAAATAATGGAATACTTATTAATCTTAAAAAATGGTTTAGGAAATAAAATTTTTATTTTAATAAATATTTTACATAGATATCCAAAAGATAAATTTTTTGTAATAGATAAAACTTCACATCATCAAGAAGGTTCAATAGAAGAAAAAGTTTGGCATTTATTTCCTAATTTATTAAAACATCCACGCATAAAATTTATTAGATGGTCAAATTATGATTCTTTAAAAGAAACTATTCCAGAAATAGAAGTTCCATGGAAAATCTTTTATGAAATAGATGGATTCACTTCAGGAATTAAAAAGTTTTTTAGAGTAAATGAAGATTATGAATCTTTAGAAAATAAATTAGATTTTAAAAAAGGTATATTTGTTCATGTTAGATTAGGTGATAAAGTTAAAGAAAATATTCAAGCTTTAAAAGCTGGTAAAAAATTACGTTATATTATAATGAAACCTGAATATTATCAAGATTATATTTCTGCTTTAAGACAAAAAGATGAACCAGTCTATATTTTATCAGATGATTTAATTACGGCTGAAAGAATGTTACCAGGATATGAATATCCAGATTTAACAGTAAATGAAACTTATTATTGTTTTTGGAAAGCTAAACGAATAATTTTATCTGAATCTACTTTAGGTAATGCTGCAGTTCTATTAGGAACAAAAAAGAAAGATTTAATAATTCCTAATTATGTAATAATGCCAAATGAAGAATATAAACTTCAAAAATCTCCTTACTTTTCAGATGGCGAATCTAATAAAAAATATATTATGACAGAATTAAAAGATTTTAAACAATTAACGTAAATCAAAATTTACTTTTTCATCTGCATTCCAATCTCTTGTATCTTCAGATATCTTTTTTAAAACTAAAATACTTTTACATGATGGACAAATATCTATCACGTGTGGGTAAGCACGAACAACATATTTTGATATTGCATTAATTGCACGCATACGTTTATCATCAACTATTAAAACACCACCAACTTTAAGCATTTCTAAACAATAGAATATATCAATTAAAGTATAATCAAATAAATGCCAACCATCAATTAAAGCAACATCTAAAAATTTACCTTTTTTAGAAAATAATTCAGGTAAAGCTTTTATAGAAGATTGTTCAATTAATCTATAATTTCTACCTTTTATAAAACCTACTCTACGTAAATTTTCAATACCTATAGAATCCCAATGTCCTTTTCCAGTTCCAATTTGATTTGGATCAATAATAGTATGTGAAATTCCAGTATTTTTTTGACGTTGATGATGTTCTGCAAAAGTTAAAGCAGAAGTTCCATAAGCAAAACCAACTTCTAAAGTTTGTTTAGCTTTTGTTTGAGAAAGATATTTACGAATTTCTTGATGTTCATTTTCTTTTGTATGTGAATGTAATTTTAAATAAGAACCATCTTTATTAAAAATAGCTGAATGTCTTAACATCATATCTAAAAAATTTTTAGTATAATTTGGATCTTTTTCAGGATTTTTAGAATTTATAATAAAAGATTTAATTTCATCTTGTTTTTCTTTATCTAAGGTATCATACCACATTCTTAACTTTACGTCTAGTTTTTTTTCCTCCTTTCTTTAAAACTTTTCGTAAAAATTTTCTTTGATCAGATTTTGATAATTCTAAAAAATGTAAGAAATAATGGAGAAAGAAGCAAAATTTATGAAACGTGTTACAGAATATATAAAAGAATATGGTCTAGAACATGTATATGATCCTGTGCTTCCTAAACCTAGAGGAATTTTACCAGGAAGTATAGAATTACCAAAAGTTTCATTTTCTAAAGAAGATGTTGAAAAGTATAAAGATAATGTTAATAATTCTCTTTTAAAGCATAAACATTTATATAATAAATTTAAACAATTGCCAAATATTGAAGCTCTAATTTATAGATATGATGCATTAGGATTTCTAAATAATATTTCATTAAGTGTTCATCCTTCATTGAAAATCAAATGGGGAATTACACATGAATTATTTGGCTCTTTTTATAATTCTGATTATCCACATTGTTCATTATTTCCTGATCTTGAAGAATCATTAGGTAATGCGTTAAGATTTAAACCAAAGAATGAAGTTTTATTAATTAATCCACCGTATACTGTTCAATGGATAAAATGGGTTTGTAAAAATTGTTTAGAATGGAAAGGTAGTTGGATTGTTTTACCTATATGGGATTATAAATCTAGAGATAAATTAGGATATAAAAAACAACCTGATTTACCAGAAATTACTACTTTAATTGAAAAGGCAGAATATCATGAAATGCTTAATATTCCATTTTATGATGGAATATTAGGAAAGACAATCTATTTAAGAGATAAGGTTCATATTATTAGACTTTAGGTTTACGTCTTGTTTTATTTCTTTTTTTTAAAACTTTTCGTAAAAATTTACGTTGATCTTTCTTAGATAATTCTAAAAAATCTAAATAGACAGACATCATTTGATTTCAACCTTATATAAAAATATATTTTTATCTTTTTGTTCATCTAATAATTTCCATTTAATATTTGAATAACCATCTTTACCTGTATCTCCAGCAACATCTTCCCATTTAGTCATATTTTTTGCTCCTGGTATTTTTCTTGTATCTAAGTGTTCTAAAATTTTAAATCCTGATGATATTTCAGGTTGCCATATTTCTATACCTTTTTTCTTTAATCTATTTCTTAAAGCATCATCTTCACCACCCCATCCCCAAAAAGAAGGATAACCATTACTACGCTTAATATCTTTTAAAGACATTGATAAAACTTGTCCAATAAAACCAGGACCACCATATTTACCTTTATATGCAGTTCCAATATGTAAAGGTTTCTGAGGAAAAGCTTCATAATATGGAATTAAAGGACTTAAAGGAATTAAATCAACATCATGATAAATAACATATTCAGCACCTAATTTTTCTGCATATTTAGTTCCAATATTTAATAATGCGCCACGATTAAATTTTTCTTGATCTTGTTGTTCTACAATAAGAATAGGCCATGTAGGATGCCAACGTTTCATATGTTTAGTAAATTGTTGTAATTGTTCTCCTCTTTTTTGTTCTATTTGTTCACGATAAGGAACAATTATATATGGAATACTTTTAGGTAATTCTAAAATTTCTTTTTTAGTTATTGGAATCATCTTAATCTTAATTTTATTCAAGGGAAATAATAATAGTAAAATGAAATTAGATATACAAAAAGCTTTTGAAACTTTAAAACCTTTTTGTATAGATACAAAATTACCTGAACCATGGAGTTTTTCTCAAGAATCTTTAGAAAATACTCTTTCATATATTACTGCTTTATCATATAATTGTTATATATATGCTGATCAATTATATAAATTAGAATTTAAAACTACATCACCATTATTAAAAAAACATTTAACTGCAAAAAATATTTCACAAAAAATTAGAAAAACTTTACGAAATAAAGAATGGAGAATTATGCAATGTATAATAAAACCTTTTGGAAAATCTGAAGATTTTATATTTAGTAAATTTTTAGAAAGAATTAAAAATAAAATTCCTCAAGGAATATATGTATTTTCTTTAAGTGATTCACAATTATTAAGAAAAGATTTTAAAACACCATGGTTTAAAGATGAAACAAATTTTAAACCACCTTTCTTACCTATGTTTGCTTATTCCGGTCATCAAGAATTTTGGGATATACCTATACCAAATATAGATGAAATTACTTTTGTTGAAAATCCACCAGAAATTTATGATTTTAAATGGATTTCAAAAGTATCAAAAGCTGTATTTAGAGGATCATCAACAGGTTGTGGCACAACAGCAGAAACTAATCAACGTATAAAAATTTCACAAATACAACATGCATATTTAGATGCAGGTATAACTTCATTAACAAAACAATTAAAATACGATCGTTTAACTGGAATTTCAACAACACCAAATTTACCTCTTGTTCCAAAATTAGATATGTTTAAAGAACAAGGTTTATATAGAATTATTATACATATTGATGGTAATGTTCATGCATATAGATGGTTATCTTCTTTTTTAACTGGTTCATTAATATTTAGAGTTTGTAGTCCTTATACACATTGGTTAGATTCAAAATTTAAAGCTGGAAAACATTATATTAAAATAAAAGAAGATTTATCAGATTTAACAGATAATATTGGAGAATATAAAGATGCATTAAAAAAAGGAGAAAAAATTGCTTTAGAAGGAAAAAAATTAGCAAAGAAATATTTAACAAAAGAAAAATTAGAAAAAAGTTTGTTAAAAATTATTAAAAATTTACGTTGAAAACGGATTTATTTATTATAGAAATTATGATTTTGAACCTCGGCCTTATAAGCCCAAACTCTTTGCTCAAAAAGCAAAATGTCTACTTCTTCTACCACCTCTTACAAGAACCTCCCCACTTCTGAGTTCATCCCGGACAGGGAGCAGCGCGACATCTTCTTTGCGAAGTGTAGGAAGGATGAGAAGAATTACGCCTACCTCAAGGCAGAAATCAAAAAGCGTACTGACATCATCCCCAATGTCTTTGCGCTGTGTGCCAAGCTCTGCAGTGGTGATGACTACCCCAACATCAAGGACCTCCCTGCCGAGGCCTTTGATATCCTCTTTCCTCAGGATGGCCTCCAGTCCTGCCACTGGCAGATGCTGCTTGACCACCAAAGCAACAACTTCCTTGCAAAGCGCCTTGCCCACTTTAATGATTGGGTTGGTGCCAATGGCCTCCCCCCCAACCTTGCAGAGATGCGCAATGAGCATCTTGCAACCCTTGCCCTTGCTGCTGCTAAGGAGCAGGGTGCCCTGGCTGCTAACCAGCAGCTCAGTGCAAGCTTCCAGGCAGCCGTGAGCACCACTCAAGCAGTGATGCACTCGTACAACCACATGGTGTCTCAGCTCACAGCTGAACGTGATGCCGCTCTTGCTGCTGCTACTCTTGCTGCTGCTGCTCTTGCTGCTGCCTCTGGTGGTAGCTCTTCCTCTGATCCTAGTTGCTGGTATTGCCAGAACAACAGGTGCAACAAGCACCTCTAGGACTCTACAATAATGACCACATCTAATCCTCGGATGCATGGTATGTAAAAGAAATGAGGTTAGTTAATGGTAAAACTCGTTCCTTTAACTTATTTTCTACGTGAACTGCTTTGGGATCCAAACCCTCTGCTTTAATTTTCTCTGGCCATTAATGCTCTCTATTCCCCCTGAACCCCCCCAGGCTTGGAAGCTGAGAGATTTTTGTGTTTTTTACTTTTCTTCCTTTTATAAAAGATAATGATATACTTTGGTAAAATCCGAGAAGGATTTGGAAATAAATTATTTATGCTTTTAAGTCATATTAATGTTTTTAAAAAAGCTAAAGGTGAATCTTTATATATTTTAGAATGTCCATGTAAACATGATAGACATTCAGATAGATTTCAACTTATTTTTCCTCATTTAAATGAAATTCCATGGTTACATTTTGTTGATCAAATAAAATATGATTCTTTAAAAGGAACTGAAATGAAACAACCATCATTTTTAAAAGAAGATTTTTTAGAATTATCTTCATTCATAAAAAAATATTTTAAAATGAATGAAAAATATGAAAAACTTTTAGATAAATATGATACTAAAAAAGGTATTGCAGTTCATGTTCGTCTTGGAGATAAATTTCAAGAAAATTATCGTCAAATAAAAGATGGTAAAAAAGAAACTTATCTTTTAATGAGTCCAAATTATTATATAGATAAAACACAAGAATTTCTTTCTGAAAAAAATGGTCCAGTATATTTATTTACAGATTCTATAAAATTTGCTGAATGTTTTTTAAAACCAGGTTTAACTGAAGCTATAATAGTTGAAGAAGATTTTCCAGAATCATTTTTTTTATTAACAAAATTTAAACGAGCAGTTATTTCTGAAAGTACATTTAGTATTGCTGCTCATTATATGAATTTTTTAAAGCATGAATTTATTATTCCTTCATATAGATTAACACCTTCAAAAGGAAATTTAATAGATTCACCTTATGTAAATTCATCATTTAGATTAGAAGATGATAAATCATATAAATTAGAACCATCTGAATATTCACCAATATTAAAAAGATGTTATTCTTCAAAGAAATAAGTTGAAGGATTATATTTTAATTTAGTCATAAAATCTAATAAATTTTTTTCATTATAAGGAATTTTTTTTAAAAGTTTATAATTTAAATCTAAGGAATCATTATCATTACTAATTAAATCTTTTGAAGGACGTTTAGAAAGAGGATGTAAAATTAATTCAGGAACTTCATTGATTTTAAATGAATCTTCAGCTTTATGAAAATAAGAAAGAATTTCAGGATTTATATTTTTTAAATTCTTTTTTAATTTATTATCACCTGGTGATAAAACTAACATACCTACAATATCAGGATATTTTTCAATCATAGTTTTAGAAAAGCATGGATCATATGATTTACCTTTTCTAGGTAGACAACCTTGTTTTACTGTTGAACAACGTGTAATAAAAGTTTTATTTTTCATTGACATTCTAGAATATTTTGATGGTTTAACTAAAGATAAAACTTTAATATCATTTAATACCTTATATACATTAACTGTTTTTCCAATTTCTTCAAGATAATCTTTATATAAATGAATACCAATAAATGGATTAGGATGAAAAAATACATTAAAATTAGGTGTTAAGCAACGAGTTCCATCATCTAAAAGAACGCCACGTAAATCATTTTGAGTATCTTTTGATAAACGAAATAGAATAGTTCCTTTAGGAATTTCTTTAATTAGAAGTTTGGTATTCCTATAAGGAACTTCCATTATTTAGAAGGGGTATTTTCTTTTGATTGTTCTTTCTTTTTTAAATCTTCAGCTAAAGTTTTTTCAAATTGTTTTAATTCATCTTTTGATGGTATACATACAATTACATTTGTAGTATGAAACATACGTGTAGTAACTATACATGTAATTAAAAGCATTGCATAAATTTGTCCTAAGAAATCAGATTGTATAGAAATAGATTGCATAGGAACTGAAAATATTGGTAAAATTAAAGAAGAAGGATAACCAGATTCACCAAATTTAGCATTTAATAAAAAATAAACAATAAAAATTGGTAAAGACCATGCAAAACCTTCAGGTGTAGAATCAGCAAAAGATTGTTTTCCACATGTAAAAGATGAAATCAAAACTGATAAAATTATTCCTGCTACCCATAACATAACAAATATTGAAATTCCAACTAATAATTCCATTTGTTTCTTTAATTTAGAAGGAGATTTAAGTGTTAAAAATATGAACAATACGTTGAAGAGAATCTAACATTTCTTTACGTTGTGAATAATGTGGTCTTGTTAAAGAATGACATTCATCTAAATTTTTCCATGATATTGCTGATATTTCACGTTCTTGCATAGGTGTTAAATCTGATAAAGTAATATCACCAGTTTTTAAAGCTACAAAATATATATGTGAATAAGGAATATTATTAGTTCCAATAAAATTTTCTTTTAAGATTAAATTAGAGCATATAGTATATGCTGTTCTAGGAATATTAGTTTCTTCTGAAAATTCTCTAATTGCACAATATAAATCAGATTCTTTATGTGCTCTTCTTCCTTTAGGAAATCCCCATTCAGATTCACTAAAACCTTGAATATCTTTTAACAAATCAATTAAATTTAATGAATCAAATTTTTTTAAAGAATTTTCATATTCTTTTGAATGATTATTATCTTCACCCCAATGTCTATTCCATAAAGATTCAAAATTATTTGAAGTAATTCTTAAATGTTCATCTGAAGTCATATTTGAAAAAAGTTTTCGAATATATTCATGATCTTCAATATCATATTTACCTCTTAAAAATTCAGTATATGCCATACTATCTTTTCTTCTAACCATTAATAATTCAATAGGTTTATCAACTGGTAATTTTGAACTATTTATAAGAATTAAACCACATGACATTATAGGTTCTCTACATGCTTTAAAAACGTGTCCTCTTTTTCCACAATTATTGCAAAACATCTTACTATTCTATAACAGCATATGTTTAGATTTCTTATAATTTACTCAGTATTACACAAATGGGAGGATCTCAAAGTAAAGTTTTTGAACCTGAACAAGCACCATCGATTGATTTAGCTAAAATAGCTACTGTACCCTTAAATATTGCTCAAGATTTTGGAAGACAAGCACAAGAAGCAGCTAATCAAGCTTCTTTAGCTGCTGCTAATCTTCAACAACAAAATACATGGTTATCTACATTATTATTTTATGGTGGTGTCTTATCAGTTTTAGTTATTCTAGGTTTAGTAATATATTATGTTGTATGGCCTTTAATACGAGATAAAATTTGGCCACCTTCAACACCAGCACCAACTGCGCCAGCACCAACTGCACCAACGCCAGCACCAGGACCAGTATCACCTTCAAAAGTTGGTGGAACAAAAGCTCCTATACCAATTAAATCTATATGGACACCATCAGGATTAAAAGATGGTCAAGTAACACAAATAATAAATTCTAGTGAAGCTCCACAACAAGGTTCATATGGTTATCAATTTTGGATGTATATAAAAGATTGGAATTATAAATTTGGTGAAGAAAAACATATTTTTTCAAGAAATGATCCATCAGGTTCTGTATCTAATCCTTTAGTTACTTTACATCCTTCAGATAATATAATGAAAATTAGTGTTTCAGTATATCCTAATGAACAAACATCTAAAAATGATCCAGCTCCTATAAATAATTCAAGTGCAACTGATGATGTATTTTTATGTGAAATACCAAATATTCCTATACAACAATGGGTTGCTGTAGCAATAACTATAGATACTAAAAATTTAGATGTATATTTAAATGGTAAACTTGTAAAATCTTGTTTATTAAGTGGAATTCCAAAACCAGCTATAGGAGATATTTTAGTTAATGATAAGGGTGGTTTTTCAGGTTGGTTATGTTCATTTAATTCATATTCTAGAAGTTTAATACCTACAGATGCACAAACATTTAATTTAGGTGGTGCACCATGTAGTATTCCTGATTCAGAACATTCATATAGTGGACAAGTTGGTTTTTTTAATTCAGGAGGAAAAGAAGTAACTAAATATGTGTTCTAAGATAAATATAAATGTTAAATGAAATTTTAATTGTTTTAATTGTTTTAATTTTATTTGGATTAGCTTGGTATTTCTTACCATCAACTAATTCATCTATAATAGTTAATGCTGTTGATGGTAATACAAAAATACAATCAAGACAACCTGAATTAACACAATTTTCTTATACATGTTGGTTACGTATAGATAAATTTGATTATGGTAAACAAAAAATTATTTTTGTTAAAGGAAGTACAGATTTAGAACATGCATGTCCAGCATTATTATTAGATGGAAATACAAATACACTTTTAGTAAAATTAGATACATTTGGAGCACAAGAGACTATTCCCATAACAAGTATATCAGCAAAGAAATGGTTACATATTGCTATGACAGTAAGAGAACATGAACTTAAAGTTTATGTTGATGGAATTGAATATGCTAATCATACATTAATAAATTTACCTAAAACAAATAATTTAACATTAATAACATCTCCTGATGGTTTTTCAGGACGTATTAGTAATTTACAATTTTATTCAAGAGTTTTAGATGAAACAGAAATTAATTCATTTTCTCAAACTAATCCATCAACATCAGAAGAACATCAAATATTTCCACCATATTTACATAGTAATTGGTTTAAGAATTAAGATTTAGAAACACGTAATAAAGCTTGTGCTTGTGAAGCTTGTGTAGAAGCAGCACCCATACGTTCTTCTTGAGTTTTTAGATCATTATTAATTTTTTTAACATCTTTTGATAATGATGTAACTTTTTTATCAACTTCTTCTAAAGTTAAATGTTCTTTCATATACCAAACATAAGATAATGCAGCACTAAATAAAAATAAAATTAAATATAATATCATTTTATTAATAAGATGTCTTTAAATATTATAGGAACAACAGGAACTAATTTTTTATTAACTGGTTCAGCTAATTTTAATCTTTCATTACAAGAAAAAATTATAGATAATACTGCTATCTTATATAGACCTATACCATTAACACATTCAGAATTAGTAGCTAAAAAAAGAGCATGTTTAGTTGCATCAACAATTAATGATATTGTTTTAAACAATGATCAGAGTCAAAATTATAGTCCAGGTGAACTATTTAGTGATGGAACACGATTAAAATATTTATCAAGTCTTGCTGATAATCCTATAACACAACAATATAATTTATCTGGTGGTGTTATAACTTCAGCTTATGAAGGTAATGCTACATTCGGTCAAATTCCAGGATCAACTTAAAGTTATTTCTAATCCAAATAATAAATGAGTTCTTCTTCTAATGATAATATCGCAGACCAATATTGGTATTCTGGTTCAAATGCAATTAGAGATGTATCTGATTACATTTTATTTAAAAAACGTCAAGGAATTAGACAACTTTTAAATAAACCGGTTCGTCCTTCAGTTTTACAAACTGTACAAAATAGAACTTCTTATCAATTTGCTGTATTAGATTGTCGTGCTGGTTGTATTTCTGGTGGATTTCCTAGAGTAAGATTAACATAAAATATTATTATCTAATTATACATAGCTCTCCATAATTCAGGTTCTTTTTGTGCATAATCGAATAATAATTTCTTAATATGTGTAATATTTAATTCTAGAGGAAATTGTACATTTAAATAAAATTTATAATCTTTCATAGTTTCTTCATTAGCAATTCTAAGCATATTTAATCTTGTTACGAGCATTTCTGCTGTTCGTATTAAGGTTCTAACACCTTCTTCTTTAGAAGAATATTCTGATATTAAAAATTTAGATGATTCTCCTAATAAAATATCTTTTGGAGAAAATCTTAATCTTTTTAATAAATCAGGCCATACATATTGTTCTAAAATTGTTTGTTTTTCTTTTTGTGAATATCCACCACAATGTATAACTTGCATTCTATCTCTCAAAATAGGATTAACTAAATTAATATCATTAAATGAAAAAACAAATAAACATTGTGAAACATCTAAATCAATACCAGAAAAATATCTATCATGAAATTGTGAATTTTGTGATCTATCAGTTAAATGTATAAGCATAGAAGCAATTTCTTCACCATGTGGTGTTCCTGATATTTTATCTAATTCATCAAAATATAAAACTGGATTCATACATTTAGAATGCATTAAAGAATCTGCTATACGTCCCCACATTGAACCTTCATATGTATAAGAATGACCAGTATAAGTAGCTACATCTGAAGCACCACCTAATGAAAAGAATTCAAATGGTCTACAAAGAGCTTTAGCAATACCATTTCTTGCAATAGAAGTTTTTCCTACACCAGCAGGACCTTGTAAAGCAATAACATTACCAATAGAATCAGGATTAGCAATCCATTGTGAAATTACTTGCATAATTTGTGTTTTTGCATTCAACATACCATAAACTGCTTCATCTAATGTTTTTCTAGAATCTTGTAAAAATAATGAACATTTTTCTTTTCCTGTGTCTAAGGATACAGGTAAAGGAATAGTTTTACCAAAAGGTATTCTTAAAAATGCATCTACCCAATTTTTAATTTTATGATGTTCACCTGTATCTTCTTCTAAAGTTTGTATTTTTTTAAGAACTGAAGATTTTACATATTCAGATACAGGTAATTCTAAAATTCTAAATTTTAAAGGTATTTCAGAATCTTCATTATAAGAATTTAAATTTTCCATAAATGTATTTAATTTTTGTTGATGTTCAATTGAAAGTTTTTTAAAATATGTAGTTTCTTTTTTTGTTAATGCTAATACAGGTTTAATTTTTGGTTTAGGTTGTTCTTGCTCTTCATGAATTTCTAAATTTTGTAATAATTGTTCAACAGGTGGTTCATTTGTTTCTTGAAAAATGATATAAATATCTTGTTTATCTAATTTATCTTTTCCTTTTCTTTTTTTAGGTGGTGGATCAGTCAAATCAGCAGAACCTTTACGTTCAGATGGTTTTTCTCTTGATGGTCTTTTAGGCATCCTTATTTTTTAAGGGATAAAGAAATTAAAATTTTAAACTCTCATAAATAAAAATAATGGAAGAAATAGAAAAAGCTGCAGAAGAAGCACAAGATTTAATTGATAAAAATGCAGCTGGTAGTCCAAATATTAAAAAAATGATGGATATAGTTCATAAATTTGTTCAAACTGAAAAGGTTATGTGTTATGGTGGAACAGCAATTAATAATGTTTTACCTGAAAAAAAAAGATTTTATGACCCTGAGGTAGATATACCAGATTATGATTTCTTTTCTACAAATCCACAAAAATTATGTGTAAAATTATCTAATTTATTAAAAAAAGCAGGATTAGAAAATATTGAAGCTAAACCTGGTGCACATCTTGGAACATTTAAAGTTTTTTGTGATTATATAGGTGTTGCTGATATAACTAAAATGGAACCTGATTTATTTAATAGATTATGGAAAGATTCAATTGTAAAAGGAGATATACATTATGTTCCATCTGATTTTTTAAAGATGAATGTATATTTAGAATTATCACGACCATTAGGAGATGTATCACGTTGGAAAAAAGTATTTTCAAGATTACAATTATTAAATGAAGAATATCCAACTGAATGTCCAAAATCACATGAGAAATTACATGAATCTATAATGAAATCTGATATTAAAAAAAAGATTGAACAACTTTTAATTAAAGAAAAAGTAGTTTTAATAGGATTTAGTGGTTCATCATTTCAAGAAGAACATCAAGAATGGAAATTACCTTTAGATATTTTAGTTGAAGAAAAAGATGTTGAAAAAATTACTAAAGAATTAATATTAATTTTTGGTAAAGGTTCAGCACGTGCAAGATCATATGAAGAATATGAAGAACTTTTACCTGCACATACAGATATAGTTGAAGGTTCTGATTTATTAGTTAGAATTTATGAAACTATGGCATGTCATTCTTATCATGAATTATCTACAAAATTAAGAATTGGTTCTATACCAACTTTATTAAACTTTTTCTTTGCAATGTTATATGCAGATAAAGAATTTACAGAACATACAACAAGACAACGTGTTATATGTGCAGCACAACGTTTAGTTGATATGGCAAATAATAAAAAAGAACGTAGATTTGAATTATTAACTCCTATAACATGTTTAGGTAAACAAAAAGATTTAATTGATATGAAAAAAGAAAAATCTGAATTATATGAAAAAGCAAAGAAAAATCGTGAAGGTCCTTTATTTAAAAAATATTTCTTTTCTTATAAACCTTAAAGTTAAATCATTTCTGCTAATTCATCTGCTAAGTCATCTACAGGATCATCATCTTGAGGACCATCTAGATGTCTCATTAAACAATCTTCACACCAAATTATATCATAACCTTCAATTTCATATTTTTCTTGTTCTTTATAAATAACACTTTCACAATTTTCACATATAGTTGGATCCATTTGATTTTCTTAAGTATATAAGAATTAAGAAAAAATTCGTTTTTTAATTGTCCATGATAAATTTTCATTATCCCATATTAATGTATATAATTCATTTCCAAAAATTTTTATAAAAAATTCAGGTTTTAATAATTCTATGTCATCCTGAGACATTTTTTGTAATGTAAATAACCATCTTAATAATTCTAAATGTTTATTAGGGGTTATTTACATATTAAATACATAATTTTTATAATAAAATGCCAATAGTTTTTGTATCACCTGAATGTCAAGATAATATTAATGAATTAAAAGATATAATTCTTTGTTTTGATTATGTATTTACTTCAACTAAACAAGACTGTCAAGATTTATGTGATTTAATAACAGATGAAATTCTATCACAAAATATGTTTACTGCTGAAAAACTTGATATTGAAAATTGTTCAAAAAATTCATGGAATTTTATAATGGATAAATTTTCTTTATGTTCAGGTTCAGTATTAATTATAGCAGAAAAAGAATATTTTAATACATTAATTCCAGATTTTATTACAAATGATTGGCAAACATTATCATTCGATGAAAAATTTTTAAAATAATAAAATAATTTTTAAACTAATTTTTTAATTTTCCAAAACAGCAGTTTGCCATGCTTCCCATTCATCTTGAGGAATATTATATTCTTCAAGAAGTTTTTGAGCGGCTATAAATCTTTCTATATGAGTTCCACTTGTTATAGCAGAAATTTTTTCAACAAATATATCTTTAGGTGTTTTTTCGTCTACAATTAGACCATCTAAATAACCTGAAAGAATATTGCATAGTCTACTAAGATTACCTTGTTGACACATACCAATATTATCTTCCATTTCTGAACATAGAATTTTTTTAAGATCTTCTTTATGTTCAGAATTTTTAATATATTGCCATACAGAATTTAATACAGTTGGATATATTCCTATACCCAACTCATAAATATCTACTTCTTCACAATACTTACTCATCATTTGCCATGCGGCTCTTTTAGTAAGATTACATTCCATGATAATTTCACCTGGAGTTTTCAAAGTTTCTGTAAAATATTCAGGAGGAACTGGAATAACCAGGATTTTTTCTACCATTGTTTTAACTTTTTCTACAATAATTCTAGTATGCACATTTTGATTATCTTGAGCAAATACTCTAAGATTATTTTGTTGTATTAGTTCTTGATCTGCTTGAATATTACGTTGAAGTCTTTCTTGACGACGTATTTCTCTAATACGATCACGCATTTCTCTAACACGTCTACGTTCTTCCATTCTTCTATGAATTGCATCAATATCAGGATCTCTGCCAAGTTCAGCTATTTCATTAGTAATTATAGTTTCCAGTTCATGTTGAGCTGTTTGATATCTAATTCCTTCTAGTCTTTGTTGAGCATTATGTTGATCTATATTGATAGTCAAAGTTCTAAGTTTATTTCTAATTTCTTTAGTATTTCTATCATGAATAAATTTTAGTTCACGTCTTCTTGTTGTATTAGGTCCATGATAAATTAAAGATTTTTCATGTATTTTACATCTAGATCCTTCTAGACATATTATTGAACATCTAAGACCACAAGCTTTTACGCCAATACATTGCATATTATTTTATTGTATTTTGTATTTTGTTTTTTTATTTTATAAATTTATAATTATATTTATTCGTTTTTATGTTTTTCAGAATTTGAATTTGAATTTGAATCTGAATCTGATTGTAAATCAAGAATTTCCAAATATACTAAGAAAAAACTTCTTATAGGAAATTTATGTAATTTTACAGAAGGAAATTCTAATCTAGAAAAATTATAATTTTTAGGTAATTTTAAAAAAATATATAAAGGACACCAATCTTGAATTAAAATTAATTTTAAAAATATATCAATTCTTTCTTTACCTAAAAAAAGATCTAAATTTTCTTTTTCTTTATAATCTGGGCCACCCCATGGTGGATCTATATAAAGAATATCAGTTTGCCATCTATAAATTTTTGTAGAATCACCTTGATAAAGGACTACATTTTTTAATTTATATTCTTTTACATTATGTTCAAGAGCTTCATAATTTTCTTTTGAAAGTTCTATAGAATCAACTCTATTAAAATTTAAAGCAAATAATATAGTATCACCACCAACATTACCAGTTAAATCTGTAACTTCTAATTCAGTTGTCTCAGTAATATTTAAAATATGTTTTAATATTTTTTGACCATCTTTACGTTTAGTAATACTATATTCACCTTCAGGTGTTAAAATTAATTTTGAATAATTAACTCCCTTCTTTTCTGGAAACATTATTTCATTATATTTTTCTGCAGTAAAATCACTCATTATATAGTTAAGATAAAAAAATCTTTGAGCTTAAGGTGAAGCCCAAATAAAATGACAATGAATATAATCACTAGCTGTTTTTCTAATCTGCATTAGTTGACGCGGATCTCTGCCACGTTCATAATCTTGGCGGATCAAATAATCAATTTCATCAAGAAACTGCATAGCTTCTTGGACAGTAAGGTAAGGACGGTCAGTATAAGCATAATATTCAGAGTCAAGCTGATTCATCTTTGAGGAGGTTTTCTTATAAATATATTTGTAATATTTAATTCCATTTTTAATTATAATGAGATGTCACAAATTTCAATAAAAGTTTTAAAACAAGGTATAAAATATTCTAAAATAATAGCATGTTCATTTTTTACAATGAATGATGCATATAGATCATTTGAAAAATATCAAAAACATTTAAAAAGATTTTTAGGACAAGTTCAACAATTAACAGATTTTGAAGTTCGAATTTATACTGATGATACAGGATCTGATTATGCATTAAAAGTTTCTCAAGAACCTAATATTACAGTTTTACATTATGATTGTCCTGAATTTAAAGAAGGTTCTGGACATATAGGAACATTTGGAACTTTAGTTAGATTTTTACCTTTATTTGAAAAACATGATATTGTATGGATTGCAGATATAGATATTCCAGATTTCTTTGTTGGACAAAAAAATTTAGATGAAATGTTTGAACATAATTGTGATTTTAAAATTTCTTCAAGAATTTGTTATGATAGAAAAGTTTATGGTAGAAAACATACTATTGAAGCTGGTAGATTTATTTCTACTGTACAATTACCTAAAAGATTATTAACAACATTTATTACTTATTTATTAAAAGGTAAATATCAAAATGAAATTAATATGTTAAATGCTGATAATACTAGAAAAACACCATCACATTTTCCTTATGGTATAGATGAATTATTTTTAAATTGGACTGTATATGAATGGATTAAAAAAGGTGAATATAAAATATTTGTTGAAACTGATATGTTAGTTACTCAAATGTTAACTAAAAATGTAAAAATTCCTGAAAAAGATGAAGATGTATTATTATCATTTTATTATGATCCTATAAAACATCAAAAATTAATTCCAAGAATGAAAGAAATTTATAAGAAATGGATACCTTTAATTTTAGATAAATATCCATGTTTACAAACTTTTTTAGATAAATTACATATATTTAAAAATGATTTTGATGAAAAATTATATATTAAAAGTTCAGAACTTTAATTTATCGCATATATTGTGTATAAGTTTGAATTTCTTCAGTTGTTCTAATAAGAATATTTTCACGTAAAGAATGATTATTTAATGTAAGTTTATCCATAAATTTACATAATTCATCATGTTGAGAAACATATTTTAATTCATGTGCTAAAGTTTGAATTGTAATACATGAATTAATTCCATCAAATTTATTAAATCCATATCTAATATCATTTAAAGTAATTCTACAATCTTGTAACCATTCTTCAATAGTAAGAAATTCTTTTTTTGCAGTATAATCATACCATTTATTTCCTTTCATTAAAGTTAAATGTCTCTTTGCAGTTTCTAATTCATTAACTGGAAAGAAACATGGTTTCATTTTATAATTTTTAGGAAAATAACCAAAAGGTTTTTGAAATTCTTGAAATTTTGTTAAATCCATTGTATGCATTTTATCAAAATTATTTTTAAGAAATTCATCCATCTTAGATTTTTTATAAATTCGTATAAAAATAAAAATTATTCCGTTTTTTCTTTAGAAAATTAAATTAAATTAAACTATTCTTAAAGGTTGAAAACAATCAGGACATAAATATTTAATTTTTTCAGCTTCTGTGAAAGAATGATATGCACCTAATTTACATGGTGTATAAATACACAAATATACTTTTGGTGTACGAATTTTAAGTTGTTCTTCAAAATTGGTTTCTATAGTATTTGCAAATTTTATAACTTCTATACTTTCTTCATTACCAAACATTTTATTGAATGGCCAAAATGGAAGCATTCTTTTCTTTTAAATTAAAAAATAGTAATAAATAATTTCGTTTTTACTAAAAACTAAAAAATTATAAAATAAATAGTTTGTAATCCGTCAATACGGCCATCATACTGAACTCTCGATGCTCAGCTTAAGATTTTTGTGTTTGTCCAACAAACTAACCGGAAATCTTTCAAACCTTTGCTAAATCCCCACTGACTTCTTGCTGAGTTCTTCCTATCTAAGACCTTGATACCAGTGCAATAGATTTCCCAGTGGGGATAGTTGAGGCCAATGACGTGAAGTCATTATCCTATTATAATCAAATAAATCCGCTATACTAAAGCGGAATGAGGAAAATAAAATGTTCCTGTAATGGTCACTGTTGACACTTTCTGAATTTATATAAAAAAAGAATCCGTTTTTAACGTTTTTATTCAAGAACAGAATAATGTCCACATCCATCTGAACATTCACACATAATAACTGAATTATCTAGTGTTTCTGGTGTCAAAGGAAGTTCTGTGTTTGTAACCAAAGTTTCATCACACAAAGGACATGTAGTAGCATCAAAACTAAACCCTGAACAAGTTGTTCTAGGGCAAATACCAGCATAGGTAACAGTTTCTAACTCATCTTGAGAGTTAAAGCTCATTTTTTCAAATAGTTAATAAATAATTAATTAATGAAAAAAAATCCATTTTTGTTTACTCAGTTCGAGCAGACATATCAAGTAACATATTAGCATACCTGATAAGACGTTCACCATGTCTAAAAGTTCTAAAACTATTGTCAAAAGCATCTAATAACTTTGTAACATCTGTTTTAAAAGTAGCAGCACGATTTTGACGAAAAGCTACTTCACGAGAAGCATCTTCAAGTAAGGCTTTAAGATGCTCTTGAGAACTCTCTGTAAATGAATGTGGTGAATCAAGATGAGATTTTATATTCATCTCTTTTTCAATAGCAAGACCTAGTTGATAAATCAACTGAAGAAATCTTGTTCTAAAGATAGCTTTAATGTTGATAGCAAAAGTTGCAGGATCAGCAAAGAGAAGTTGACTCTGTTGAAAAGAGATTGTTTGCATTTTAAATGCAAGTTTAATTTCAAAAATGTTATATTAAAACAATCCATTTTAAATTTAAAATTTAAAATTTTTAAATTGCAAGTTTCTTAACAGTTATTCTTGCTATAACAGCCATTATAAATGTCCACCACCATAAAGGAAATACTGTCGAACCTCTTTTTTGAACGCCAAATGGTTTAATTATTCCTTTAGGACCAAATGTCATTTTAGGTTTTAAATAGATAAATAAAGCAAACATAAATAAAAATAATGATATTGTCCACAACATTGGATTTTTTTGAAGTAAGTTCTCCATTATCATTTCCTTGTTAAAATTTAAGTGAGGAAATGACTTATGTTTTACCATCAAGAAAAGCGTTTTCAGATTTTATTACACGTATATTTAAGAATTATAGAGATACTGATGAAGAAAGTAAAGATGTTGACCTTTGTGAAAATCGCACAGGACCAGGAAAAGAATTATTACCATATCAAAAATTAGTTCGTGATTATTTAATTGCAGAAACACCTTATCGAGGTCTATTAATTTATCATGGTTTAGGTTCAGGTAAAACATGTTCTGCAATTTCTGTAGCTGAAAGTCTATTAGATAGTAGAAAAATATTTGTTATGTTACCTACTTCTCTTGAAGCAAATTTTCGTGGTGAATTAAGAAAATGTGGTGATCCATTTTATCAAGTAGAAAATCATTGGGAAGTTAGAAAAATTAATACTGATAAAGATATTCAACATGCTTTAAAACTTGGAATTACACAAAAATTTATTGATAAACATATGGAATATTATGTAACTATACCTGAAAAAGTAGCAAATTTTAAAGATTTAGATAGTCAATCACGTAAACGTATATCTGAACAAATTGATGATACTATTGAACAAAGATTTACATTTATTCATTATGATGGTATTCAACAAGCAAATATTGATAGAATATTTCCACCTGATAAACCTGATTTTTTAGATAATTCAATTATAATTATTGATGAAATACATAATTTTATAAGAATGGTTTTAAATCAATCTGAATTAAAAATGAGAATTTATGATTTAATTTATAAAGCAAAAAATTCTAAATTAGTTTTATTATCAGGAACTCCAATAATAAATAAACCTAATGAAATTTCTTATTTAATGAATCTTTTAAGAGGACCTATAGAACGTATAAATATACCAACAACTTCAATATCATGGGATGAAGGTATGATGACATCATTTTTTCGTTCTATACCTGAAATTGATACTATAGAATATAATTCTATTAAAAAAATTATAATGTTAACTAGAAATCCTCCTAATTTTATTTCAGTATATAATGAAAAAAATGAACGTATAGCTGTAAAATATAATAAAGAAACGTTTAAACAAGATTTTAAAGAATGGGTTTCTGAATTAAAACCACAATTTGAAAAGAAAATTACAGGAAGTGAATTTGGTGAACCTACCTTAGAAGAATTAGAATGTCTTCCTACAAAATTTGAAGAATTTGCTAATACTTATATTGATGGTTTAAAAATTAAAAATGCTTTAATGTTTCAACGTAGAATACAAGGTTTAGTTTCATATTTTAAAGGTGCTGATGAAAGATTATTACCTAAACGTATAGAAACAGATAAAGAATTAGTAAAAGTTGAAATGTCACCACAACAATTTTTAAGATATTTAGCAGTAAGATGGATAGAAATTAAACAAGATTCAAGAAAAGGAAGATCAGTAGGATTAGGTGATGATTTATCAACTTATAGAACTATATCAAGATTAGTTTGTAATTATGCAATTCCACCAGAATTTTTAGAAGGTGAAGAAAAAGATAAAGATTATATTTTTGAAGAAATTAAAAAAGATAGAAAAAGATTTTTATCACCTGAATCACTTAAATCATTTTCACCTAAATTCTTAGAAATTTCTCAAAGAATTAAACAATATATTGGTGATTATCCATATAATAATCAATTTGTATATTCCCAATTTAAATCATTAGAAGGAACAGGTATACTTTCATTAATATTAGAAGAATTAGGATTTCAAAAATATAAATTAGAAAAAACTCAAGGAGGATTTATTGAAGATCCTTCTATGGATCCTAAAAAACCAGCATATGCATTTTTTGTTGGTAGTTTAACTGAAAGTGAAGAAATAGAACGTAATTATATTCGACAAATTTTTAATGGTGCTGATTCATATGAAGATGGTTTTCCAGCTTCTTTAAAAGATTCTGTTAAAACTAGAATATGTGTTATGTTTGGTTCAACTGCAGCAAAAGAAGGTATTACATTAAGAAATGTTAGAGATGTTCATATAGTTGAATCACAATGGAATCCTGGTGATTTAGAACAAGCTATTGGTCGTGCTAATAGAATATGTTCACATGCTAAATTACCTTTAGCAGAAAGAACATTTAAAGTTCATATTTATGTAACTGTATTTTCTGAAGAACAAATTACTGGAATTGATGGACCAAATATAGTTTTAATTCGAAGAAATGATATGTCATTAAAACGTTATGATTCTGAACAACCTATAGATACATTTATGACAACTGATGAATTCATGTATGAAAAAGCATATGAAAAAGATCGTATAATTAAAAATTTGAATCTTCTTTTAAAACAAGCTGCAGTAGATTGTGAAATTCATAGAAAATTACATTCAAAAAATGGTGAAGTTTTACAATGTATGAGATTTGATACAACAACAAAATCTGAAGATTTAGCTTATAAACCTAATTTAACAAATGATGAAAAAGATTTATTTTATTTAAGAAATACTATTAGAAAAAAACGTCGTCTTCAAAAAATTCGTATTAAAGGATTTGAATTAATTTTAGATCCTGATTCTAAAGAAATATTTGATGCACAAGCATATGAAGATAACAGAAGATTATTAAAATTAGGATTATTTACGCCAACTGAAATTAATTGGTTTCGTTTATAATATATAAAATGCCGTTACCATTGAGCACAACGGATATGACTCGTATTAAACGTTTAGAAACTGTTGTTCCTCGTCAAACATTAAAATTTGATTATTCTACACCAGTTTATAGTGGAACTCCTCCAAATAATGCTAGTGGAAGTGCAAAAGCATTAGTTTTAGGTTGTATGGATTCACGTTATATTGATGTTCTTGAACAATATTTATTAGAAAATCTAGGAGTTACAAATTATGATTTAGTAACTTTAGAAGGTGCATCATTAGGAGCAAATCAAACTGGATCAGGTGGATGTGCTTTTGCAACTAATAATTGGAAAGAAGTTTTAGATGAACATATTGCTCTTGCTATTTTATTACATCGCATAACAGATATAATTGTTATTGATCATTTAGGCTGTTATGGTTATTCTAACTGTTCAACTGATAGTTTAACTAATCACAATTCAAATTTTTCTTCTTTATTAACATATTTAAATGGTAGTCAACCGGCATTAACTGTTAGTGGATTAATTATTGGAAATGATGGATGTTTTTATAGTTTGCCTTCTCCAAATAATAAAATTACTCAAACAGTTTGTCGTAGTATTCCTTTAGGAAATGGGGCTAAGATTTTAATTTTAGGATGTATTGATCCCCGTTTTTCTGCATTACTTTCATCATTCTTAGTTAATTATAAAGATGTTCAATTTTCTTATGGTTTATTTAATTTAGCAGGTTCATCTTTAGGAGTAAATCAATCATATACTACATTTCCTTTTAAAAGAAGTGCTGCTCAATCTGGAAATTATCCTACAAATCTTATTAAAGCTTTAGGAGTTAATTGGGGTCCTACATTTTTTGATCATTTAGATATAGCAGTTTCAAGTAATAATATTACTGAAGTTTGGGTATTTGACCATTTAGATTGTGGAGCATACAAAAATATTAAATTAGCAAATGGTATTGCTTCTTCAACAGATGATGACCCACAACAACATATACCAGAACTTAGAAAATTACAACAATATATTAAAGTTGTTCACCCTTCATTAGCTTATAAAGGATTTATTATGTCTAAAGAAGGAGATGTAAGTAAAGTTGTAGATGATAATAATGGTATATCTTTAGAACCATTTAAAGATTTTGGTTCATCAAATGTTCGAGCACCTGTATCTGATATTATAAATTTACGAGCTAAAGCTTCTGCTGATTATATTTTGAAAAGTCAAACTCAAGAAGCTTCTGGTGGATTTTCAAATCGTATTGAAGTATTAAAATTAACACCAGTTCCTTCTCAAAAAACAATTTTGAAAACTAAAGTTGGACAATTAAAATCTTCATTTTTGAATCGCAATAGATTATAATAAAGAATGTCAGGTCGTATGTTAAGATATACAGCTGGTGCTGGATATACTGATCTTGGAGTTCAATTCAAAAATCCAGGTCCAAAGGGAACAACTGGATGTATAGGTCCAAAAGGTATTACTGGAGCAACTGGTCCCACAGGTCCTAGAGGAGTTACAGTTTTTGGTGGACCTAAAGGTGCAACAGGTCCATCTGAAATTCCATCAGGTTTTTCAGGTAATTCAGGAACAACTATAGATTTAACTGAAATACCACAAGAAATTTCAACTATTAATATTATTACAGAATATAGTGGACATTTATGGTCAACTGCTTCCTTAGAATTTTTAAATACAAAAAATACAGAATATTTAGTTAAGTCATACATGGTTATCGATGGAATAACTGGATCAAATATGCTTTGTTATCTACCTAAAAAAACAGGAAGTTTAGATATATATAGTAATATTACATTACAACAAAGAACAACAGTTCAAGTTCCTCCTGGAACATATACAGCTAAAGTGTATTCATATAGTGATGTAGCAGGTGTTAAATTAACACATTGTGATTTATTTGGTATGGGTCATTTGGCTTAAGAGATAAACCTAAGAATAGAATAAGAAGAAATGCCTGGTGGCTTAATGCAATTAGTAAATAAAGGAGCACAAGACCAACTTGTGACTGGTTCACCTTCATTTACTCATTTTAAATCTGTTTATAAACGTCATACTGAATTTGCTATGGAACACTTTAGATTAGATTTTCGTTCATCAAATTTAGATTTATCTGCATCATTACCAAAAACATTTAGAACACGTGTAGATAGAAATGCACAATTAGTTCATGATATGTATATTCATGTTTCATTACCAGATATATATTCATCTATAAATCCTATAACTCGTGGTTTACATCCTGAATTAGCACCTGATGCAACAGCAATTGGTTATGAATTTCAATGGGTTAAAAATTTAGGTTATAATATGATAAGATCAGTTTCTATTTTAATTAATGGTTCAGCTATAACAACACATTCAGGTGAATGGATGAAATTATATTCATATTTACATCATGATTCAAATAAACGTAAAATAATTGATAAAATGATTGGACATTTACCTGAATTAAATGATCCTGCAAATGCATTTGAAAGAAAAAATCAATATCCACATTCTTTACAAGGACAACCTTCAATTTTAGGTAGAGATCTTATAATCCCATTACATTTTTGGTTTTGTGAAGATATTGGACATGCTTTACCATTAATTGCTTTACAATATTCAGAAGTTGAAATTGTTGTAGAATTTGCTAGTATATATGATTTATTTACAGTTAGAGATGTTCGTGATTCTAGTTTAACATTTGGAAAAAGAATTAAAGGAGATCCTGCTTCACCTGAATTTAATTTATCAAAATTTCTTAGTAAACCAGATTCTGCAGGTATTCCAATTAATCCTTCTTTAGTTACATGGAATTTAAGACCTTATATTGAAGCAAATTATATTTTTTTAAGTGATACTGAAATGATACATTTAGCTAAAAGTGATGCATCATATAAATTTCGTGATATTAATATGGTTCAATCTCTAGGCGTTGTTGGTGGTGGTAATGATGTAGAATTAGGAATACATAATTTATGCACAAGAATTATTTGGGTAGGACAAAGAAATGATGTTCAAAGAGAAAATGATTATGATAATTATACAAATTTATATGAAAATGTTCCATCACCATATTTTTCTCAAATTACTCCATGGTATTCATCGGGTTTAGCTTTAGGGACAAATCAATCATCAGAAAATATTATTGTTGATGCAAATATTATTTTAGATGGAGCTGAAAGATTTGGAACTAAAAGTTATGATTTTTTTCAATATTTACAAAATTATAAACATCAAACTGGTCTACCTTTACAGGGTATATCAACTTATTCATTTGCTTTAGATCATACAAATCAACCATCAGGACATTTAAATGGTTCAATGTTTAATAAAACTATTTTAAGATTAAATTTACAATTACCTCCATTTACGACTCAACCAACTAGTTCATCTGCATGTATAATTAAATCTACAGTCTTATCTAATAATCCAATAACTGTTCAATCAGCAAGAAATTTTAGTCCTGAACAGGTAATAAATACAGTAACAAAACCAGCATTACAAGTTTATCAATATACCTATAATATTCGGGCATATGTTGAATCATATAACTTTTTACGTATAACTAGAGGAATTGCAAATGTAGTCTTTTCTTCTTAATAATAATAAGTATAATGAGTGGTAATTCAGATGAAACAATTGTTGGATTATCTGTAAAAAAAGCAACTTATGGTGCAGAACCATCATGGACAGATGTTACTAAAGAAACATCATTATTAATTCAAGATGGAAATTTAAATTTTACTGTTAGTCCACAAGCATTTGGTATTATAGATCCTGCACCAGGTGTTAAAAAAACATTTCAAGGATTAATTTCAATTAATGGTGGTAAACCTTCATTATTAACAAAAGATGATGGGGAAGTTTTTGATTTGACTGCACCAACATTAAATAATAAAGATAAACCTAATCATCCTGGAATTTTAGCATCAATTTTATTTTATTTTTTAGTTTCAATTTTAGGTGTATATTTTTCATATTCATCATATAGATTAGTAGTTGAAGGTTTAGGTTGGTCATCAGTTTGGGGATATTTATTTGCTACAATAATTCTTGGTGGATTTATATCATTTGGTGCAGCAGATGTTAGACTTGGTGTATTAGGTTTATTATTTTCTACACCTTCATTAATTTTCTTATTATTATTATTTGTATTTCTAATTTTATGTTATGATTTAAATTATATTAATTTTTCATATTTGAATAAAATTCAATCAGTTATTTCAAAACAAACCATATCTGAAACTCAACAAACATTAAAAGAACTTGAAGAAATATAAAAAATGTTTTTTTCTAATTTGTTAGATTACATGTCAGCTTCTTTAAACTTACCAAATCCCCACCATCCCATAAACTCTTCTTCAGAGTTATAAACACGACGAGTCTTTTCACCAATCAAAATATCTGCACCTTCAAATACACCCTCATCCATATCCTCTTCAGGAATTTCAGCTGGGCCAGTTACTAGACCTTTCTTAGTTGAAAACACATGAGGGACATCAGTTTCTTTAAAACCCTTTAGTTCCTTTAGTTGTTTGTAAGTAAGTTCTGTAACCTCTTCTTTTGCAGGAGCAGGTTGAACGCCACTTCCACCTTGAGGTGATGGGCGCTTTGACAAAGCAAAATCTTCAATATGTAGTTCTAGCTTCTTTGTAGCAAAATCATCTTTTGTCATAGAATTCATTTGCTTAGCAAATTCCTTCTTTAGTTCATCAGTCATACCAACACCAACATCATCAAGAACACTTTTTAGTTGTTCTGTGATAGGTTTTGTCATCATTGGTAGATTCTTCTTAACTTTCTCTGGCTTAGAATCTTCAGTTTCTGCAGTTTCTGCAGTTTTCTTAGATGCCTTTCCCTTCTTTTCCTTAGGAACTTCAACACCCTCTAGTTTATTAATAATTTCATTGAGAGTAGTTTGAATCTTCTTTAGGTCAGAAAGGTAATCCATGATAGGTTTTTTTTAAAATATATTAAATTAAAAATCAAATAATCCGTTTTTACAGATTTTCTTCGTCATCAGATTCTGGTGGAGTTGGTGATGGATTATTAAGTGAAGCAATATTCCAATTATCATCAAAGTCAGGATCCATTTAGTTCTAGTTTTAATTATTAATAATTTTATTATCAATAATTAATCCGTTTTTCTTTTAATAAATTGATTCTTTCTAAAAAGAAAAATGGGAGATACTGAAATTGCAAAAATACAATTACGTGAATATTTATCTACTTTATTAGTTCCAAGATTATCTGAAGGTTTTTGGAGTATTCATGAAAGTTCTGTAAAATTATGTGAACAAAATAAACAACCTGGTGAAACTTTAAGAACTTTTCAAAATCTTTTAACTAAAATTCCAGATTGGTCAGAAAATACTCTTTCTGAAGAAGTTGAACGTATTTTAAAAGTATCTAAATGTTCTTATATTGATGATATTTTAATGGGTGTTTTTTTAGCATATATGAAATCTTTTGCTGCTTTACAATATCGTGGTTCATCATCACAAGTTAAAGTAGAATTTGATCGTCCAAACGTAACAAAATTTGTTCATGAATTATATAAACATTCTGCTAGAAAATTATGGCAAGTAGCATATTTATTTAAGACTGGTATTCCATCTGAACAACAAGCTAAAAATCGTCAAGAAATTGAACAAATAATTCATAAAACTTTAGATGATGTTGTTAGAACATTTTTACCATGGGAAATTATTGCAAAATCTTATTTTACTGAACCACCTGAACAAGCGCCACCATCAGCATCTAAAACTGTCTTATTTGAAGATGTACCTGATTCTGATTCTGATTCTGATTCTGATTCTGATGAATTGCAACAACGTCCAAAAAGTATTTCTTTAGGTGATGAATTAGATATGTCTGCATTAGAACTTCAAGAAGATAAAGAAGTAGAAAATTCAGAAGTAAAAGTAATTAATCTTGAACAAAAAGAACCAGAAAGAGAAATTGATCCATTAGATGAAATTCAATCAAAAGTTGGAGAAGACACACTCGTTTTAAATTTATAAAATTTTTTAAATTAACAACAATAAAATGATGTTAATTTATATTGTTGTAATAGTAACTTTATTAAGTTTTATTTTATATGTTGTTGATAGACGTATGCGTAGTGAACCTATTGATTGGTTAACAGCTTTAAAAATTACTACAGTTGCAGCATTATTATCTGGTGGAACTGGTTATTCTTTATCTTCAGATGATGTAACAGAAGTTGTAGAAAAAGTAGCAGAAGTTGTTTCACAAACTAAACCTGAAGTTGTTGAAGAAATGTTTGTTGGTGTTCCTACTTTCTAATATTTTTTAATAATAAATGGAATTATTTTATATTTTAGTTACAATTTTTGCTATAACAAGTATTGTAGTCAATCTTTATATTATTGTATATGAAGTTCAAGAAAGATATAAATGGTATTTTTTATTATCTACATCTTTAGGTATATTTTTTGGGTTTTATAGATTATATACTATTTTTATTGGACGTAGAAAATAATTAATTTAATTGGTCTCATAATTTTTAATGCATGTTCATATTAGATTTTAACATATTTCAATAATAACATATAATAAAAGATAAATGGATATTAAAGAAAAAATTGAAGAATTTGAACTTATTCTAAATGATAATGAAGCACAACATATGAAACAAGATGAAATTTATCGTTTATTTATAAAAGCAGTTTCTAAGGGTATGTCAAAAGAAGAATCTCAAGAACTTGCTATATTAATTCGTAAAAAAGTTATTAAAAAAGATAAGGGGCGTTGGTATGCTTAAAATAAGAAAAAAACGAACTTTTTTTATGGTAATAAACATTACTATAAAAAATGATTCCTAAAATTGAACATTATAAATCATGGATTTTAAGAACTGGTGTAGATACTGCAACAGCTAATGGTAAAGGAAAAGAAGCTACATTTTATGGTGGAGCATTAAAAGAATTATCTGAAGAAAAAATTAAAAAGTTTAAAAATATTCTTGTAGAGAATAAATTTAATTATATTATAGATTCATATCCTGTAAAAGATCGTCTACAAAATAAAATATATTTACAATTTTCTTATAAAATTATAGATGGTTATTTAAATGAACTTGATGAATTAGAATTAATCCTCAATAATTAATGGTGTTTCCTCAACAGGACATTCACCTAAGAAACAATCTAATGCAGAAATTTCCTTTTGAGGTATAGCATTTTTACTATATTTTGCAATTGCTTTATATAATGAAAATCCAATAAATCTATCTACTTTAGGATTTTTCTTAAAAAATAATACTGAACCTTGATCTAAAGTCATCCATTTCATAAATAATTTAAATACTGGATAATTTTGATATTCTCCATATTCTGGTCCTTCAGGATAAATATCCCAAAATAATGCAGTAGCTAATCTTGTTAAATCAAATGAAGAATTTGGTTTAATTGGTGGAACTTTTGATGTATAAAATGGACTTGAATTATATTGTCCACCTGCTTCTTCACAAAAATTAAATTGATCACTCATAAATAATTTAGGTTCTTTCATACCTTGTAATTTAATTGATCCAATACCACGATCAAAATCTATAATTTTTAATAAATAACCATATGTTGGTAATTTATATGATTTTCCTTCTGTAGAATAATATAAAAATTCTTTAGAAGTTTTTTTAAACATAATATTATTTCCATGTAAATCATTATGAGTAAAAGCAAAATTACGTTGTGCAAAAGCTAACGCAAAAATAATTTGTCCTAACCATGCAAGATGTTTTTCATGTTCAGAATCTTTTAAAAGTTCATAAAATGTTCCTTCTAATTTTTCCATAATAGTTAATTGAACAGGAACATCTTTAAATATAGCCCAAGCAAATGATTCGTCTTCTTCTGAATCCCATGATTCATCAAATGATGAAGCCATAGAATCAATTTCAAATAATTCTGTAGTTGATACAGATGAAGTTTCTGAATTATCTTCTTTTTCATGAAAAACTTGTTTTAATTCTGCAGGTTCTTCATTATTTAATTGTAAATCTAAATCTACTTTTAATTCTTCTATATCATCAATTTCAATATCATCACCAAATTCTAAATTTAATCTTGCTTTTCTAGAATATTGTATAGTTTGTCCAACTTCTGAATCTAATTTTAAATCAAATGTTTTACCAATATTTTTAGTAAACCATGATTCATCACATAAATCTTCATAATCATCAGAAATATCTATTTTATGTTCTTTAGCAATTCCAGTAAAAGTTCCATAAATTTGAGGAAAATGTTGACATTTAGAAAGAACTACAGATAATATAGAACCTACATATCCTGCATTATTAGGTGTTTGTAATTTCTGATGAACTTTTTGTGCAAGATCAGATGACATTGGTAAACCCATTGACATTCCACCTTTCATCCATTTATATGGACTTATAAGCATAGTAATTTTAGGATGAACTTGAACATCTGAAGTAGATAATTTTAATGTAGAACCTTCAGCATCTAAAATTTGAGGAAATTTTATACCTAATGATAATTTATCTAATTTTTCAGTTTTAAATAAACATTCAATTGGTGGAAAAAAAGGTTGTAATTTATGAATATTCCATAATTCACTTTTATATTTAGTTTTACAAATCTGAAGTTCTGTTGGTAAACACCGAAGTTCAGATTTACGCTTAGTCATATTAATTATAATCTTCGTAGTAAATTAAGCAAAAGTTCACGCAATGAATTTTCAAATTAAGAAATTTAATGTTCAGACCTTAGTTGAGAGATGTGAAATAGATTCACGAAAATCTCCAATGATAGTTTTAATTGGAAAAAAAGATACTGGAAAATCTTTTTTAGTTAGAGATATTTTAGCAAATACAAGAAATTGTTTTCCAGTTTGAACTGTAATTTCTGGTACAGAAGTTGCAAATCCTTTTTTTCAAGATATGGTTCCATCTAAATTAATTCATGACAAATATAAACCTGAAATTGTTATGAATGCTATTAAAAGACAATTAGCTGTAAAACAATCAAGAAATCATGATAAAAAAACACATGGTGGATCATCAAATTCTGATCCACGTGCATTTTTAATTTTAGATGATTGTTTATATGATAAATCATGGATTAATGAAGAATCTACACGTTATATTTTTATGAATGGCAGACATATAGATATGGTAACTCTGATAACTATGCAATATCCTTTAGGTATTACACCAAATTTAAGAACAAATATAGATTTTGTATTTATTTTACGTGAAAATAATATTACAAATAGAAAAAGAATTTATGATAATTATGCAGGTATGTTTCCAACATTTGAAATGTTTTGTCAATTTATGGATCAATGTACAGAAAATTATGAATGTCTTGTTATAGCTAATGGTGTTCAATCAAATAGATTAGAAGATCAAGTATTTTGGTATAAAGCAAGTGATCATCCATCATTTAAAATGTGTGATGATTCATTATGGACAAATAATCAACCTTTTTCATCTACAATGTTAGCAGGTGATGATTTTGATCCTTCAAAAGTTCAAAAACGTAATGCTGGTCCACAAGTATGGGTTAAAAAATTATAGTTTTCTATTTTTAATATTTTTAATTTAATAAGTTTCTTCACTTGCACGATTTTTCAAAGCAATTGTAGCTGCCTTAATATATGAATTAAAAGCTTCATGTAGAAAATCAGTATCACATAGTCTCATTTTAAGAATTTGTTTACCATCAACAATAATAGCAATATGTGTTTTACCTACTCTTGTAATAGAAGCATCTCCAATAGGTACAACACTACCTGACAATGAACGAACATTATAAGGATTACTTGCACGAACTTGAAATGCTGATGTGCTATTAGGAAGAGAAACTAGCATTTTTTATAATAAAATTTATAAAATATTTATAAAATAACAAAAAATCCGTTTTTAGTTAATACTTTCATGGATTTCTTCATATTCATAATCTTTTAGAGGTATACGTATAACTAAATTATCTTCAATATAACTTATAAAATAACCAATTGGATCTAATTTATATTGTGGTTCAACCCCAATAGGTAAAGTATAATTTCCTGAACAAACAGAAACTGAATATTGATCTGTTTGTTCATTATAAGAAATCATTTTCTTTTCTTTATTAATATTATTTTACAATAAAAAATCCATTTTAATTTTAATAAAATTTTTAATTTTTAATAAATTATGGATAAATATGAGAATATGCTAAAGCTTTTTTAAGAATTTCAGAATTTTCAAATTCAATAAATAATTTATTTTCATCTTCATAAGTCCATTCATATTCATCATGACTAGCAAAACCCCAAATTAGTAAAACAGCTAAAAGCATTCTTCTATGTGGCATATGTCTAGTTTCAATTAAAGTATTCCAAATAGAAATATTATTAATTTTTGTAAATATACCACCAATAAAAGGATTCCATGGGAAATAATCAGTATTATATCTATAATCTGACATTGCTTTACCAAAAGGTTTTAAAACTTGTGAATGAAATTGTTCTGCTAAATCTGGACGATTTGAATATGTATTAAATATTTCTTGGAAATGTTTTGCAGTATCTTCAGAAGTTGGAAATTCATTTTTAAAGAATATATAACCCATTTTTTTACTAATAATATTAATCTTATACCAAAATCGTTTTTAATATTTTATATTTTATATTTTATATTTTATATTTTATATTTTATATTTAATATCATAATTATAATGGGTGGTGGTTTATTTGGAACTCCTCTTTATTTAAATCCTAAATGTCTTGTATTTTCTGCATTTGTATTATTTATTTATTGGATGCCACATCCTAGATTTTGGCAACATGATTATATCCTAGCTTTTTTATTAGCATGTTCAGCTTATGTTTTAATGGCATGGTATGATTTAATTTTTGATTGTAATGATAGATTAAAACCTACAATTTTAGGATGGATGTGGGGATGGGCAAAACCACCTTCTTATTTAAAAGAATATGAAAAATTACCTTTAAAATATAAAAAAATTGTTAGAACTGTTGATATTGGAATTTTATTAATAATTTTAGTTGGTCTTGTATATCCATATTTAAATTTACATTGAAAATGGAATTTTTTATTATAGAAAAGTATATTTGAAACGTCCAAACATGGAC